GGGTGGTGTTTTTTGAAGGCAGTAGCGAGCTAATCCCTCTAACCGGACAGGTCCGGAGAGGTAAGGGCCGCAAACCAAGCCTGGAAAAACGTGCCGTGGAGGCACGTTTTTCCGAACTCATATCAATTATTAGACTATCCTACGCGGATAGTGCTAATAATGATATACCTTCTATATCATTTATTCACGAAAGCGAATCTTGGTGGGACGCGTCCCACTCAAAATTCTCTCATGTGAAGCCTGAATCAAGAGCCAAGATTCTACGCGACCAGACTTTCTGGTTCCGTAGACTCAAGACTAATATTCAAATGATCATTATGAAGAAATTCATTAACACTAAACACGAGTGTTTAGCGCTTAAAGAAATTCTTCATACTGCAGATGCTTTAGTAACGACGATACTTATAGGCTTTCCGGAGGTCATTGACCTCAAGGAACCCTACAAGTTCTTCGACAATCTAATATCAAACGTTATAAGTAATTGTGTATTTTCCTACGCGGACTATATACTTCGACTTAAACGTCTCAGGAAATATATCAAGAAATGCGTTTTTGAGAAACGAGACATCGTAATCGATGCCTCATTCCGCAAATTCGGATTTCTTGTACCCTGTGTCAAGATTCTGAACGGACTTCGCGAAGCCAATTCTAAATCTAAGATGTTTAGATTGAGTCTTCTAACCCAAACGCGAGCGTGTGGGTTGGCTGACACTAAGATCTGCAAAAAGTCCATAGACGAGTTCGTAGCGACGGTCACCGCGGTGACGCCGTTCGAACCCTTACCAAATCTACTCGACAAAGTCGAGAAAATCTGGGACATGGCCTTTTTATCATTTAACAAATCTAATCCCAATTTCAGGATGTCCTGTGCTACCAGCGGATGCTGGGAGAACGGGAGATCCAAGGAGGGTAAGTTCGGATACCTTCGTCAATTAATTGGCGACGGTATGATCGAACCCCCTCCTTTGGAGTTAAAATATGACGATAGCGATCCGCCGGAACCGAGTTTCGCGGATAGCGTCTTCTATTTATCCAAGGAGATGGTACGCCAAAGCCCTGACACGAAACGTGTTAGGGTCGCGGCGATTAGAGAAAACGGTAAAGCTAGGACTGTGACCGCCGGGTCGGCGTTCAAAGATTTCTATCTTCAACCATATCAACATCTGTTCATGGAGATCATCCGCAACATTCCGTCTCTTAGAGACGGCCTGTCTGCCGGAAGACTTGGATATATATTTTACAACAGATTGGATCCGGACAACACTGACGGAGCTGTGCTATCGCACAGGTTCGTGAAGATGTTTAATCTGGATTTCAAGACTGCAACGGATTTCCCCTCTCATAAAGCGGCACGGTGCCTAATGGCACCGGGTCTCTCTAGATTGGGAATTTCGCAAGAAGAAATTGACGCCATTCTAAATATCTGGGCAGGGCCCAGGGATTTATATATCGGCGGAAAAACTTCGGACAAGAAAGTAGGAACAGTGGTTAATGGTATGATGATGGGCGATCCGCTCACCAAAATAGCATTATCTCTGGTTCATCCCGTATGCATTGCATATGCGACTGAACTAGTTCCTGATGTTCAAGTGGTCTACGATGGCAACGGCGATGACGGCGTTGGCATATTAGGCTCGAATATCTCTGAGGAAAACATAATCGAGTGGACGTCGCACTTTCGTGCGGCGGCAACTTGCTTAGGATTCCAACTTTCGGAAGATGACACATTCGTTACAAACGACTGGGGCACCTATTGCGAAGAAATCTTTGCAGTCCCTCCGACTACCCAGTATGGGAGCCGGAAGGCTGCTAAACTTAAAGACAATCGCTATAGCACTTACCTTGACATCGTCAAGCTAAGGCTAATTATCGATACAAAGAAAGATCGCTCCGATTTCAGTAGCGTTACCGAAGGTAAGGTTACTCAATTCGGAAAAGACTTAAATTACGTAATGAGAGATGGCAGAGTTAGAGAAAAGAATCTTTTCTCTATCGCAGACATCTGTCAAGATCTTTGTCTCAATTTACGTAGGGCTCGATATCCCGTCTATCTCCCGAGGGAGATATATGGAATAGGGAAAGTTCCTATGAATTGGTCGATCAAATCTTGGAAATCGAAAATCGATTCCCAGAGTTTGAACGTGAGAAAGATTACGTACGAAACGATCAAGGAAGTGTTGGGCGATGTACGTCCGAACCTCATTAATCGTAACGGAATTATTAAGTTTGATCTTCACTATGAGAACGAAACTTATACAGCTATTCGAGAGATCCCGCGGGATCACCCGGTTAATATGTATAAGCTTTGTAACTCTGAAGAGATAGATGTATTTCCATTAGGTCTTATCGAGAAACTTGTCAAGTTTCGCCGTCTCAGTACTGAGACGGACGTTGCAAGAAAGCTTCTCCTTCACAACCATCTCCAGACCCTCGCGGGGGCTGGGCTGGATGAAAAAGACCTTTTCGAAGATATCAAGATATATGCGACTACGATGGTTGAACCTTCTCATGAAGAGAAGATTGAACTATTGCAGAGGTTCAAGGATAGATATATGGACAGACCTTGGTCTCTTAAGAATCTTAAGAAACAAGGAGTGTACCTTCCTGTAGTTATGGAGATACTTCACAAGTTCGATCCGCTACGGATCACGACGCCTCCGGCGTTCGTGAGCGTGTTGCAGAGAGATATTGCGAAGAAACCTGAAGAGTCGAAGGGACGACATGAAAGACATGTCGACGCTCTCGAGTCGTGGTTTATTTCAAACTATAGAAATTTAATCAACAATCCGAAGATGTCACTCGACACTATGCCGAGGGACATCCTGGATGATGATCCAATTATCATTCGTGAATGTGCGTTATTACCGGACGACCAGTACATCGTACTGCTCGTCTCGGACGATCGCGCTCTCGCTAATCAAATCGAATTGCGAACGTCCAAGGTTGTCCACAGAGTGGCAATCAAGGACTGGATGCTAAATGAATGCGACGAAGATAAATTCTTTGTCGCATTCAAAAACTTCGATGATATCGAAAGGAATAATATATATGTTTGCGTCGACCAAGGGTCGATGGAAGCATACTATCTTAAGATTGACTATACGCGCGTAGACCGGAGGGTCCCTGCCATCAGCTTCGCTGGTGACATTGACTACTCTGGTCTACGAGAAAATAGAAAATACATCATATTGCCTAACGACAATATGGTGCCTATTGATTCTAATTTCTTAGTACGATTTTCACACACCTCGCGAGATGGTGAAAACCGGAAATCCGCGTACAAGCGTACAATTGCCTCAAGAAAGATCTTGAGACAACTGCACGCAGACGTCTAGATTGGTACAGTGACACTTTGTAGTGTATATACCGGCTTGGTAGGCTCTTACCGCATCACAAAACGAAATTTTGTGCAATAGCTACTCCCCACGGGAAGTAGACTTACACAAAACCGCTGTTTTGGTCT